TCAGTTCCTGCTGATGATCTGATAATTACTACTAAATCTGTGTCCGCAAAAATTTTGAAATTGTAGGCAAAGGTTGTAGTTGAACCATTACCATTGTGAGATGATTTAATTATAGTTGTTGATACTGTCATTATCTAAATCCTTTAAACTTCGTTGATGGTTTTGTAAATAAAAATTCTTGTCCATAATCTTTTTCCATTCTATTTTCAACTCTTCTAAGTACACCCGGAGATAGAGTTTCCATCAACTGATAACCTATTATATAATCGAAAGCGGTCTTAATGTAAAACAAATTTAAGAAAGGAATACTTTGACTTACAGCCTTATAAGCTGATCTAGCAGCTAAATCACCTCGTTGATCTATTATTCCATATTTAATTGCTTGAGCAATATCAGATGCAGTTAAAGGAACTGGTCCTAATAAAGAACCTATAATCTCAGCTCCTTGTCTTGTTTCTTGAAATAATACATCACCATATATACCTAAACCTCCACCTTGTAACAGAGCAGCTTTTATAGTTTTCGTGCTTAACTTTCTTGGTGATTTACCTTTAATTAAATCTTTTGCTGTCATAGATAAATAACCCATAAAACCAGAAGTTATAATTACAGCTCCTAAACCAGTTATTCCTCTCATAATTTGTTTGTTTGGTCCTCTAAAAAATGACATTTCTCTACTTAATGTTTTTTGAATTATAGCAAATGGAAACGCTTTAAATTGACTTATAAATCTATATGCTTCACCAGCTCCTGTACCAGCCATTCTACCACCTGTAAGTATACCTTTACCTCTAGCATCTGGTTCTATAACTGCATAAACTGATCTATCTAAAAGTAATCCTGATACAGCAGTTTTAAATTTATCTCTTTCTATATCTATTTGTCTTTTTGTTAAATTATCAATACCTGTAACTGCTTTTACTTCAGTATCACTCATATTATCTAAACTTTGTATATTTAAAAATTCTTTACCATCATCTGCATTTACCATTGTTCTTTTTCTAATGACATCCCATTTAGTAGAATCAATATTATATTGTTTGAATAAATTTTTTATCGCTGGATTTAAAGAATCAAATTTTAAATTTTTTTGTTTAGCAAAATAGTTTGCTTGACTTAACATTACACCTTCTTTCAAAGTGTTTGTCCACCAAGAAAGTAAATTTAATTTAAAGAAAGTTCTTTGAAGTTTACTCCAACCTTTACTTTGAACATCTCCTACTTGGTATCTTCCTGCAATATCATAGATAGTATTGTCTGCAACAAAACCTAAACTTTCAGCTATATCTTTAGCTTTCTTTTTATTTTTAATTTTAGCTAAATTACCCATAGCTTCAAACATACCACTTAAAAAATTTCTTCCTTGGTATCGTAATTCAGATGCGTATAAACCTATATCAGCCGCAGCAGAAATAGTTGCACCTCCAAGTTTAGCAAGCGAGGCAATCGTTCTAGCAATAGCTGAATATTTAGCTAAAGCAAAATTATCTACACTAAATATTGTTCCATCAACTACATTAAAATATTTTTGAAATTTAGCATCGCTTTTTGTAATTTCTGTTGTTCTTTTATCTTTTATCATTTTAGAACCAACAGATTTTCTTATTTGGTCAAACGCTTGTTGTGGTTTTGTGCCTAAAATATCCATAATACCTATATTTCTTCCTGCGGTCTGCATACCAGAAAACATAGCTTCTCTTAAATTACCAGCACCAAACTTATCATTGTAAGCAAACCAATCATCAGCAGATTTAAAATGTAAAACTCTTTTAAATTTACTTGCTACATCTCTTGCAACATCTTTTTTAACAGTTGCTCCATAAGTGTAAGCAGAACCATCAGATTTAACATATTGATTTTTTACTACTGAATTATAAACAAAATCCATAAACTCATCTATGTCATCTACACCAGCAAATGTTCTTTCTTTATCTAATTTTTCCATTACAAAATTTTTCCAAGCTGTAAAATTTTTATTGTAATTAATATCTCTTTTATTTTTTAAACTAGGATCAGGCTCTATATTTTTTACACCTAAAACTTCTGCAGCGTTTCTAACTGTAAATGGATCATGAGATTGTCGAACCATATATCCCCAAAGTTTTCCAATATTAGCACCTCTATCATTTAACTTTGTTCTAATCATTTCTGACCAACCTTCCATAATCTCACCTAATTTTACTATTTGTTGATTTTTTTCAGTTACAGGAGGTTTAATACCAGCTCGCTTTTCAATATCAGTTTGTCTTTGACTTAATTCAAACATAACATTTGCAACTCTTCTCTGAGTATCTTTATCCATTTTAGCAAAAAAATCATCAAGTCCTGCTTCTCTAAGTTTTGCATTAAATCCTGTTATTAAATTATTTACAGCAGAATTTTGTTGTGTCGCTACACTTTCTCTTGCACCTACTGTTTGTCTGTTTGAACCAACTAAAATAGAAATTAAACCTTCATCTTCTTCACCTTTAAAATTTTCATAAACATACTCAGTAAGATTTCTTACCTTTATTTCATTTTCTATAGCGTTTCTTTTATTAATTCGTTTTTGTAATTTTATTTGTTCTTTGACATCTTTAGCTATAGCATCAACATTAATATCATCTAATTTAGATATTTTTTTTTCTGCTTGTACTTTTTTAATTGTACTTAATATTTCATCTTTAAGATTACCTCTTACAGAAGAACCTCTAAGTAAATTTTCTAATCTAATTAAACACTTATCTGCCATTTACACAATTAATAGTATCTTTGATTATACTATCTACCTCTTTATCGTTTGCATCTAATTCATCTGAATCTCTTGTTGCTTCTCTAACTTGTTCTTGTTCTTCATCAAATTTAAAATTTTCTTGTTCTTTTCTTGCTTTTAAAGTTTCTAGTTGTGTATTTAAAGCCTCTATTTCTAAATCTGTTTGTTTTGATGTTTTATTAACTGTTGTGTTTTCTACTGTTGTAAGATCATTTTGATCTACTGCCATTTTTCTTGGTTGTGTTTTAATAGCAGGATCAGGAGGTTGAGGAACAGAAGAATCAGTTTTTAATACAGCATCTTTTGCCGCAATAGGTGTAACATCAACTGGTTTTTCTGTCATTAAATCACCAACAGACTTAGCTAATAATAATCTTCTTGTTTCTGGTGATGTTTCAGCTAATTTTTTCATTATAGGTGCGTTCTCAGGGTAATATTCTTTATAAAGATTTAATTGTTCGTCAGGTGTACCTGCTTCTTTTATTCTTTTTTTAAATTTTCTGGCTGTGTTTAAATCTTTTAATTTACCTACACCCACATGAAGTCCACCACCTATGATAGTTCCAAAAGTAATATTTAAAAAAGAATCTGTTAAATCATAGTCAGCTTGTACTGATTGAGCTACATTATAAATTAATGGCTCTATTAAAGTTGTACCAATCGCACCTTCAACAGCACCTCTAGTTAATCTTGCTGTTGTAAATCCTGTTCTTGCAGCAAGTCTAGCAAAATTAGCTTGACCAACAAAAGGTATAAATGAAACACCAATGTTTATTGGGTCTAAAAAACTAACTCCTAATCCTGTTATAAATTTTGCAGTTCCCGGCAGTACACCTTTTTGACCTCTATTAATTATATCTTGCCTTCTAAGTTCTTCTTTTTTTTGATCTACAATTAAATCAACAACTGATTGTGGTTCATCTTGTTCAAAAAATAAACCTAAATCTTTGTATTCTGTGTTTAAATCTTGTCTATTTAATAAAGGTGATTTGTCTTTAAATGCTTCATCTCTTGCAGTTTGTAAATCTCTATAAGTTGATATAGCTGATAAAGGATTAAACTTCCAATTATCTGCAGCAACTGCTTTTAAAGTTTCACCAAGACCAAGTGTAAATTGATCGTAACCACTTTCTTGAGCAGTGTCATTTGTATTTATTCCAAAACCAATTTGAGCCATATTAATTATAATCTTCTATTCTTCTTGTTTTTTTAAAATCCATTTCAATGTCTGTGTTTGGTAATGTGTAACTATCATCATCAAACATAATTTCTAATGTTTGATTATTCTCATTAAATATAGGAGCAAATGAACCATCGTTCATAACAATTCCAAATATAATACCTGTACCATCTGTATTGTTTACCCATCTTCCATTTGTAATCATTTGATCTTTCATGTCAGTATCAAGTTCTAATTGACCAATGGTGTCATCTTTAGAACCAAAACTAACAACACCCCATACATCTAAATATTCTAAAGTTTTTTTAGATTTTTCGACTACAAAATCTACTTGTCTTTCACTTAATCGTGATCCATCATAAATTTTTGGAATAAAAAAAGAATCTTCTAATCTAAAATTTTGCTCTCCAAACAAAGCTGTTGCATTATTTACCGCTGTTGTTACTCGATTACCCATTCTTATTTCGTTAGCAGCATAATAAGTTAAAACTTCTACTATTCTATCTAATTTGTCTGCTGCAGTAGAAGTATCAAATTTATTAGCAAACATTACTACTTCACTAAACTTTTCAAGACCATCAAAAACATCTCTTCTTACTTTTGAAAAAGAAGTGCCTTCATCTACTAATAATTGTTTTAATTTATCTTGTTCATCCTTAGAATCAAAACTTAAAAATTTTTTAGTTAAATTAGGATTTACAAAAAAAGATGATAATTCTGCAGTAATAGGTAATCCTTGAGCAGAATATTCATTTAATGCTTTTGAAAAAAACTCACCAAATTCATTTTCTGCATTTTGAAGCAAAGCTAATCTTTGACCTTCATCAGCGTTCATATACTGCTCAACAAAACTAGCAGCTTCATCAATAGATGTTACTTGTATTTCATAGTTTGGTACACCCATTTCAACTTGAGTTTCATATACTAAATTTGTAAACTCTAATTTTTTCTTTTGTCTTAAATCATCATTTGTTTCTATTCTTATTTCTTCAAGAGCATTTTTAATATCATCATTTGTTCCTATTAAAAAATTAACAGGATCAGTTTTCATTTCTTCTAATCTTGTAGATACAATAGTTTTTAAATTATTTTCAAGTGCTTGTGCATCTGCTTCACCATATTGCTCATATTTTGTATTAATTATAGCTTCTAAAGTTGTAGATAAATCTTTTAAAGGAACTGAGTTAAGAACAGAGGCGTCTGCTACAGTTTCAGTAGCAATATTATATTTTTTTAAATAATTTTTATATTGTTTTTCTGGTAATACTTCTTTTGCAAAGACTATATCAAACTCTATTTTTTTACCTCTGTTTGCAGCAGCAATATAATTAGTAAATTCTTCTTCAATAACAGGAGCTAAAGTTTTTTTAGCATCATCAATGAGGTCTAATCTTTTTTCTAAAGGAATATCTTTAAATTTATCCGCATTTTTTAAATCTATTAAAGTTGATCTTGGATTATCAGATATACCTTTAGTTGCTTCAAAAATTTGAATAGTAGATGGAATATTATCTATTAATGATTTTAAATTTGCATTAGGTATTCTTCCATCATAATTATCTCTGTATAATTTTTCTAAATCTGTTGCAAGAACAGCATAATCAAAATCACTTTCTGCTAAAAATGCAGTTGCTAATAATCTTTCTTCTTTTTTATTAACTTCATTTTGCAAGCTAGTTAAAATATTTTTTGAAATTTGTGTATTAACTCTAAATATTCCTTTTTGTACTTCAGATAAAGCTGCATTACTAAATAATGTTTTTACATTACTATTTGTTGCTTTATCACCATAAGAAGCAATTAAAGCATTTGATTTTTCTTTTAATATTAATTGAGCTTGATCTTTATTTTCTAAAACATTTACTTCATCATAGACTTTAGCCATGTCAGTAACAAAATCATTTTCAAGTTTTAATGCTTCTGTTTTATTTTCAAAATTTTTTTCTTGAACTTTTTGTTTAACAACAAAATCAGTAACTGGTTTTAAAGCACTTGCTAAATTTTGATTTAAAGGTACTTGAACATTACTTGTAGTTCCAGCTAATTGAGTAATTGAACCTTCTGCTTGAAATGTTGGTAATTTTGGCATTATACTACTCTACTTCCTTGATTCATTGTAAGCAAACTTGTTCCTGTTGTCGCAATCGTTTGTAGTTGAGCTAATTTAGATGCGTTTCTAGCTATTTGACCTTGTATCCTTGCAAAGTTTGCTTGTTCTCTTTTATTATCTGCAGCTATTTTAGCATTATATTCAATTAATTTTCTTTGTAATTCAGCTTCACGAGCATTTGATAAAGCAACATAATAAGCACTACCGCTATCAATTACAGCACCTGATTTAGCAGTTGCTACTTTTGTAGAACCTTCTATTTTTTTAAATGACTTATTAAATTGAGCTATATCAAATTCTGCTTTTTGTTCTAACTGAAGAGCTTGATTTTCTAATACTAAAGCGTTTCTATTATTAACAGCTTGATTGTATTTACCAATTTTTCCTTGTGCTTGATATTGAGCAGCACCCATTGCTATTGTAAAAATATTTGCTGCACCCATTAGAATATCCTCGCATATCTGTATTGGTCTGTTCCATCAAAACCAAACTTTCTCATTAAACCTTCGTTCTTCAAACCTAGCCACTCTGCAAATCTTTGACCTTCTTTAAAATCTTTTCTGATTGCAGTTTGAACTCTGACAATATTATTTTCTTTAGCAACTCTTGCAAAATCTTTTTTGATTGCTTTTGCAACAGCTAAAGGATAGTTCCACATCTCACTTGATGCTATCACCCAACCTTCAGCTACTTGACCCCA